TTGCTGATACGTTTGTGCTTGGCTTGTACTGAATGTGATGGTCGTTAGAACACCACCAACAGTAACTGTCATGCTGAATATTTGGTCTGTTCCTTCCGTATCACCAGTGTAAATTGCATTAACCGGCTCAACTAATGCTGTAGCAAGAGCTTGGATAATACCAGATGGATCAGAATAATTGGTCACGTTGACTTTAGACAAAGAACCAAGTGTATTGCTTGTTATCTTAATATTTCCATCAACTAGTTGGGTGAGTGCTAAATTCTGAAGATTTGTATTAATAATAGCCACCAAAGAACCATACGTTTGTATCTCTGTTCCAGTTACATTGAAAGATAGTTTAGATGAAGCCAAATGGTAGTTTAAGTTTCCATCTACGACTGCGCTTGGGATTGGTTCATAAACCAAAAGCTCAGTACCCAATGTGTTTGTTCCAGCTATCGCAGCCTGGATTGCAACGAAAGCATCAAGTGAAGAAAACAAATTCGGCGGCGGTCCATCTGTAATTAGCACCGTCGAAGAGGTTCCCAAGGTGTTACTGGTTACTTGGAGGTTACCAAAATTTAGACTTACGACACCAAAGCCAGATAAGAAACCGTTTAAGGTTGTTATTAAATCATTATAGGTTTGACCTTGCCCACCAGTAATAGAAATAACATGAGGGGTGCCGTCGATTGTAATAGTAGCTGAATATGTTACTGCGATAGTATTTGTTCCTGGTGTTGTAATCCATGAGCCGGGCGCGTCCACGTTTGTAAGAGACGCGAATAAAAGATTGACACCTACGTCCAAAATAGCAACGGACGCAAGCGCTCCAGTAGCAGCATTCGTTATTACTATATTACCACCGGTTTGTTGAATGGTTGCTAATGCACCCAATTGTGCTTGGATGACACCCAATAGAGTTGCATAAGTCTGAGCAGTTGAACCGATGACGGCAAGGTTGACAACTATCAAGCTTGGACCTAATGTTACCTGTGCGGTGTAAACTGTTGCATTGTTAGCTAAACCAGTTACATCTGATCCACTATGCGGGATTGAAAATGTTACCGTTTGAGAACCAGGAGTTGCAGCGATATCGTTGGTTAAACCTGTTAAACTCCCAAGAACCTGCGTGCCTCCAACATTAACGATTTGGAAACCCGGTGTGCCATTGACGAATTGGAATGAACGAATGGTATATGTCCCATCATTACCAGTCGAACCGGTTATGGTGAATTTACGATAATTGGATAGGACTTGTGTGATATCTGGTGTGACGTAGAACTTTTGTAGGTTTTGGACAACTCCACTAACGACTGTTGTGTTCAACGCCGGCTGTTGATCGATTTCTAATGTAAATTTGTAGCTCACTAGATCGTTCGGAATGTTGGTTGCGGTATCTGGTGTAACGCCGCCACCAACTTCTAAGAATGTGTAACCGGCTGTTGGAACCGGTAGACCGGTCGCGCCGTCAGCACTTGCGCGTCCATCTACATTAACTGTATATGATGCTGGTGTTGAATTGGAGGTTAATACAATAGTTGGATTCAACAACGGCGATAGAAGAACGTCAGTTGGTAAACCAATGCTGTTTTCATCGGCAGGTACAACAGTGAGTCTATGGATATTTTCCAAGCCCGTGTTTAAATATTCAGCTAATCCTGTTATTACCAACGAAATGTTTTCTATCAGAACACCATTTCGATTTGCATTGATGTTAGCATTCAATACCGCGATGATATCGTTTGCTGGATCGAGCGTGTCGAAACTGACAACTTCTGATGAGTTGGCAAACCAGAATTTGGTAACCTCGCTATCAGCGAACAAAGTTGCCGCTGTGTGTGTAATTATCCACGGGGTAACGGTCGGGTTTGTGTTGGCGACGAAGAAATAGTATGGATTAGTTGGATTTGATACTAGCCATGTACCAAAATAATCAGCACTACTGAATGCCATCCAAGTATCAGTTGGTACGTCATGGACGAAATACACCGGGAAACCAACAGATGGTAATGGAATTGGATGCGTCGGAGTTGTATCACCAAGGCGGTATGGAAGTTCATTTATTTCTAAAGCATTGAATAGTCGTCTTCCTGGATTTGAATCGCCACGAAGAACACGGATGGAATAAACTGTAGGATCAGAAAGTAACGGCTGGATGACGTTTTCAACTATGAATGTACCGGAAACTGAGGCGCTAATTGGAGGAGGCACGATGTCATCAGTATCATAGAAAATAGCCAAATCATTTCCGAAAATCTTAACATTGTCATAGGCTTCGCTAGGGTCCGAGAAGTTGATATAGTTACTTTCACCAGCAAAGGTTCGATTGATAGAACGCAACTTAAGGATCGTTGGATCTTGCAACATGAACGTGTTGTAATCTTGACCATTGACCATACGATCCTGGGTGTAGTAAACACCAGGAGCCGTTCTACGAATATGCTCGATATCTTCAGTTGGTGCAGCGTTCTGAATCGATGTCGTCAAACTGAATTGGAAAGACAATGTCTGGTTGTTTCCTTCGGCATCCAAGTATGTCAATTGTCCAGCCTGTCCAGAAATGGAATTTTGAGGGACGGAAACGTCAGCGTTTGCTGACACGCGATACCAAATATTGAATGTGCCACTCGGAACATTAGCAAACTCACCATCACCAAAGACGAGACGAACATCATCACCTTCCAAGGATTCAACTTCGTACTTATTTCGAATCGTGTTGGTGTTGAAAATGATGTTTTGAGCACTTGAAATATCAACAGGAATCCATTCACCAGAACGTATTCCCGGCTCACTACCATCATCGGTTACGGAGCCTGTTGTTGGATTGATATTATTGAGCCACAAATCTGTTTCGTTGATGTTGTTTGCTCCGACATCAAATGTTTGGTTCGGAGTAACGCCGTCGAATGTCTGTGTTGTTTCAATCAATGTTCCTTGTTTTGTGAACATTAAGAAGCCAGTAGTTCCGGAGCCATCACCCAAGCCGTCCGTAGCATATAGAACGGTAAATTCGGAATTGTTTTCTGGACGTTTTTCTATTGGTCCGTTGTTTGTTAGAATGGTAGGAACGAGTTCGAAATCGTATGACGTGTTCGATACCAAGGCGCTGTATGGAATAACACCATTAGGTAATGGGTTGTTATTGAAGGTGTAAAGTTCAAATAACACGTCTTGAACCTGGACTCTTTCATTTGGAGATACATTACCAAACGTACCGTTTAAAGCACGGTTTATAACCAGAATGAATTGATCTTTCCAATTTGGATTTGTAGGATCATTCCAAATAATATTTTTATTAGTTAGGATGTTACCTTGTCCATCAATAACGGTTTCCGTTGTTCGGATGGAAATGAGCTTGACTAAGCCCCTAGCTGGAATGTTTCTAGATGATTTATAGGAAATGAATTTTGCTAATCGTAGGACACTACCCATACGCTGCGCCACCGGCAACAAGTTTTCATGAGCATCAAGGTCTGTACGATACGCCATAAGTTCGCCGACATAAGCAAACAATTCCATCCAAGCAATGAATTCGTCCGATTCGATGAAGTCGTTAAAAATTTCAGGAAAGTACAATTTAACATAGTCGAGCGTACTCTGCTTTATCGCGTTGAAGTCAAACGCGGTGAAGTTAATATTTTGAAACTGCTCGTAAACCTGTCTCCAGGTTTCGGCAGAACTTATCGTAGGTATTAGACGCCCAGCCATTATTGTTCAAACGTTATGTTAAGATTGAGGTTATCCGTAATATTTAGCTCAAGATAGAGTAAATCAGCAGACACTGTAATAGCATGGTTATCGTAGTCAGGTGTGACTGTAAAACTTAGGGCTTGAACCCTTGGATCAAAATTGATGACACTTAAAACTTCATCATGAACTTGACGAATTGTAAATTCATCTAGTGGCTCAAAAACAAGATCAGGAATAATGGTTCCGAAACTTCCCATCATGACGCGTTCACCCTTGCGCGTAAAAATGTGATTAATAAGATCCTGCTTAACAATTTCAACATCTGTTTTAACGAATGTTCTGGTTGTCAGGAAATCTTCAGTTGAAAATCCTATGTAAATAGGCTTCTTAACAACGTTGGTAGCCATTGAATCTCCGGTTTGTAATTATATTGTATTTATCAGGAGGGTCTTGGGTAAATTATCGACGCCAGTTCGGACCTCGGGTGGTGAACTGTCTACCAACTTGTGGATCATTGTAATCAAATATCGATTCGTGAGTAAAGTCATCAAGTGTCGTCATTCTTCCCCAAGGTTCATGTTCGGGAAGAATGTTTGTCCAAAACGCTTGTTGAGCATTAGATACATCACCGACCATTGCTGGCGGTCCGTTCAATTGAATCGTCGTAGCGGTCTCTAGAATCGAACCAGCAACCGACATAATGTTTAGATTTTGTTGGGAAGATATGTACAAGGTACCACCAACCACATTAACTTCACTTCCTTGAATGAAATAATTACCCACCGCTCCACTTCGGATACTTCCTTCGCAAAAAATATGAAAATCATTAGTGGATTGCAGTCTAATTTCGCCTTTAGAAACGACATGAACGCCATTCTTGGCGAACATTCGTATTGTTCTATCAGCCGAGAAGTTTATATCCTCAGAAGCGTGATATGATATGTTACGACCGAAGACATAGATGTTTCCATCCTGGTCTAGTTCAACCCAATTATTACCTTGGGCTGTACTGATGTAAATTCTTTCATTTGTATCATCCAATATAATTTGTGCGCCAGATGTTGTTCGGAACCGCATACGACAGTTATCTAAGCTGTCATCCATCGATATAGCATGGAAACCTGGAGTTACCCAGGCATAGACGTTTGAATCATTGACTTGGTTAGCGGTGACTCGACTTTGATTGTAACCTTGAGTTGAGGTAACAACAACACTGTCGCCTTGGGTGAATCTAAAACCAGCGTCATCTGCTATTTCAGCATCAATATCATTTGCGTATGTCGTGACGGTATCGTTATCAATGGCAGCTAATTGATGCTCGGCGCCTCGCGTCCGATATTCATAATTGTCATTCCTGGAACCAAAAGCAGTCGTTTGATTAGCATACAGAGGTTGGATTGGTTGTTCTTGAGAAGATAGTGGTCCTTCTGGTTCTCCATGCTGTGACAACTGAGACGTATCGTAGAAATATCTACCTCCTGGCATTGTATGAGAGGTTGTTTGGGCTGGTATACAACCTAAACAAACGCGGCTCATTGGATCGCCATTGATACAGGTTATCAACACACTCGAACCAACCTTTGGTGTGTTCCAAAAACCATAAGAGACCTGACCGACTGTGGTATTATCTGTTGATGGTCCACGGGAGGCATTTGCCGCTTGAACCATACCCATGAATGGAGATGCCATCAATGCCCATGGTAAATCAGAAATTTCAGCATAATCACGATCTCCATACGCTGGAACTCTCGCTCGAATACGCCCTTCTTGTTGCGGATCATTAGTATCCACAACAGTGCCGATGGTTATCACCATGTAAATTTGGTCTTTATCTACAGCGGAAAACATTAGATGACCCCCTTGAACCACTCTGTATAATCACCAGGAAAATCTGCTGGAGAATGAAGATAAATGCTTTGTGTTTGTAGATAAAATCGAACTTGGTATAAATCACCAAATTTGATTTCGGTGTTATAATTGATGAAATGAGGACCGCTAGGATAGACAATCAATGTGCCGCGCTGTGGTTGGAAACTGAATCCGTGTTGTGGGAACTCTAGTTTACCACCATAGACTTCGTATGAATTATCAAACGGAACATTATTGTTGTAGTCATTCAAAAAGATAACACCAGAAAAGTCTCGATTGTGACTTCTGGTCCATCTACCAGAGATATAGTCGCTATTATCACACTCCAATTTATCAATAGCATTCGGTCCAAACCATTCAATGTAGGTATCATCTAAATTCTTAACCGGTGTGTTGAAGTGAGATTCAATTTTAGGAATCACTTCAAGAATAGGAAGTTGGAGATATTGTACACCCAACTCTTTGAAAACTGCTTTTATTGGTGCTTCTTCATCAGGATGACGTGTTGGAGGCATTACACGTGGTAAACATTCAATTATACGTTCACACGTAAGTGGAGAGATGAATCGTTGAATGATTATAAATGGAGATTTGACCGTGCCCATAAAATTCCTTTGTTTGAGGTATTTATGGAGGCGCTTTTCGACTTATTTTTAGCCCAATAGGTTCTTGACTTGGCGTCCGATGTAGTTCCAATTGATTGATTCTTTTGTAGGATCGATAAGGTATTTACCCTTTTGAAGTAGATTTGCACCAATCAATAGTGGATCTTCCATATTTGAGCGATCATTTAGATTAAACAGGATATCATGGTAGACTGCATCTTTAACTCTTACATCGAATCGAACAACTGGACGTTGATGCGTCCCACCATCAGCCGAAGAGATGGCTTGATATTGTTCTAGGTTCATAGAATATTTCATCTTGTTGAAAACGAAGGTAACTATTTCTTCTTCGCTTGTTCCGAATGGATCG